GAAAACCTACCGATGCTATCCAGTTAGAAATAGATGAGAGCTTTGACACGTCTACTGTAGAGCACTCTGAGGATGGCAATGAAAAGAGGACGGTAATAACTTTACCTGGTGTGGGTGAGATGTCTTTAGAACTACCTAGTTGGGATAACTCCAAAGATTGGAAAGTTGAATCTGTAAGCATTGGGGATAAGTACAAAGGTAAGGGCGCAGGTGTTAGGGTATATATAAAAGCAATAGAAGAACTTTTAAAGAGAGGTGATGCTGATTATATGTCTACTGGCGGTATGACTACTGAATCTGCTATGAGGGTGTGGCGTAGTTTAGAGACTAATTATGTTAAGATTATGGGGGACTACCCACAATTAAGGGGTGCTTTCAGAGTTTATAATAATGAAAGTAATATGACGGTGTTTGAAGGAGGAAGTGAACCAGGCTGGGCAGTGCACGATGAGACAACCTATGAACAAGGTATTGACGAGGACGCTGCCTTCACTATCGAACTTAATCCTAAAGCATACGAAGAAAACATTAAGAAGTTAGCTAAGGAAAAACAAAACGACTACATCCAAGACACCCTAATAGAAGACCAGGACACAGATGATAATGTTATGTTTCAAGAAGCAAAAGGCTTCAAGACCGCCAAGGAATATGATGAGGCGGTAAAAGATGGTGGGTATGGAAATATGTCTATATCTGAGATGAAGGGCATTATTGATAGAAACACTAAGGGGGCTCTTGATTTTAGAAAATTAGAGAAAGAATTACAAGAGGGTGGGCAATCTTATTTCCTAACGAAAGTTGACCCGACTACTCTAAAAATAGAAGACTTGGAAACAGTAAAGTCCGAAATGGGTAAGTATGGAAAAGACTCTTCAACTAAGCCGATTGTTGTTGGCAAAGATGGATATATTATTGATGGTAGGCATCGTGCTTTAAGAGCAATTAATGAGAAACAAGAAATATCTGCTTACGTTCCTGCTACAGAAATATGGAACAAAGCGCAACAACAAAACGACTACATCCAAGACAACCTAGTAGAAGACCAGGACACGGTAAATGAGGGCACTACAACAGAAGTAGAAAACAACATACAACCACTAGAAAGGACCCGAACAGGCACAATTGACCAGATGGTCAATGACGAGATGGCTATAGTAGGAGGCATGCGCTCAGGTAACTCTAGAGGTGATGAGACGCGCAGAATGTACACCATCTACGACATGACGAACATGGATGAGGACTTCGCTAATCATAAAGAACAGGAAATAGGTAATATACAAGTCTTCATGGAAGACGGCACCCACAAAATACGGGGCATAGTAGACATTAAAATACCTGTAAACAAGAGAAAACAGGGGCACGCTAAACGAATAATTGAGACTTTGGTAAACTCCGAGTTCTCTAACAAGCCCTTTAAGATATACGACATCAAGAAATCTGCTTACCCGTTCTGGAAGAAGATGGGCGTGACGTTTGTAAGCTACGATTTTGGCAAAGACATCAGTGATAAAGTAGGTAAGAGGTCTAGACTGAAAGGTGACTGGGGGACTGTGAACGCATACATCGGTTCAGAAAAAGACATCAAGAAGCAATTGAACAGTAAAGATAAGAAACACCAAGACTACTTAAATTCCTTAACAGAATAGGCTAACTTCACATATACTATATAAAATGATAAAATCCAGACAAACAAATAGGAATCCACTATGGCAATAGAAGACGCAATACAGGCACCATACGCTCCAGTTAGCTCTCCAGAAGAGTTAATGGACACTACAGGCAGTTTAATAGACGCTCAAGATGATGGCTCTGTTGTCATTGATTTTAACCCTCAGGAAGAGATACCCGTAGATGAGGGGCACACAGCGAACTTAGCGGAAGTTATAGATGATGATTATTTAGAGGAAATAGCAGCGGAGCTAATTGATTTATATGAAGAAGATAGAGAATCGCGCAGCGAGTGGGAAGAAGTCTACACAAAAGGAATCAGCTTACTTGGTCTTAAGATTGAAGAAAGAGACGAACCCTTCCCCGGAGCGTCGGGGGTACATCATCCTATCCTCGCCGAAGCAGTAACTCAGTTTCAGTCACAAGCATTTAAAGAAATGTGTCCTGCAAACGGGCCAGTAGATACCGCTATTGTGGGCATAGAAACAGATGAAAAGGTTGCACAAAGCAACCGAGTAAAAGAATTTATGAACTACAATGTGATGCACGTAATGGAAGAGTACGAGTCTGAAATGGACCAGATGCTATTCTATTTACCGCTATCAGGCAGCGCGTTTAAAAAGATTTACTACGACGGTGCAATTGACCGTCCTATAAGTACCTATATCACAGCAGAGGACTTAGTAGTCCCTTACGAAACGTCAGACTTAAGAACAGCAAGTCGCGTGACGCATGTTATTCGTATGTCAGCTAATGACATTAGAAAACAACAGCAGGTAGGATTCTACTCAGAATATGATGATTTGGGAGACGGCTCAGAACTAAACGAGTCAAATGCAAAGACTGTATTAGATGATGCAGTAGGTCAACGTAACAATTCTGGCTCGTCTATAGGCGGGGATTACAACGATATCCATACTATACTAGAGATGCATATCGACTTAGATTTAGAGGGGTTTGAAGACGAAGATGAAGACGGTAAAACGGGTATTGCTATTCCTTACATTGTTACCATTGATAAGGACAGTGAGCGAGTATTGTCTATACGCAAGAATTGGAAAGAAAGTGATGAATCCAGAAAAAAAATAGCTTACTTCTGTCATTATAAGTTCCTTCCAGGTTTAGGTTTCTACGGGTATGGCTTAATTCATATGATTGGTGGTGTTACATACGCCGCAACTGCTATTTTAAGACAACTTATCGATGCAGGTACTTTGTCCAACTTACCGGGCGGCTTTAAAGCGCGCGGATTACGCATACAAGGTGAAGATGAACCTATCGCTCCAGGCGAGTGGCGAGATGTAGATACGACAGGAGCCACTATTAGAGACTCCTTGATGCCTCTACCATACAAAGAGCCATCTAACACTTTATCACAGCTTCTAGGCGTACTGGTGGACACAGGTAGACGCTTTGCATCTATCACAGACACGCAAGTAGGTGACTCAAGACAAGATATGCCAGTAGGTACTACTGTAGCTCTATTAGAGAAAGGCTCGCAGATTATGTCAGCGGTACATAAACGCTTACACAGCTCGCAAAAAGCTGAGTTTAGGATGTTAGCGCGTATCATTCACGAGAATATGCCTGATGACTACCCATATGAAGTAGAGGGTGGTGAAAACATGATTAAAAAGAGTGATTTTGACGAAAGAGTCGACATCATTCCGGTATCTGACCCTAATATCTTCTCAATGGCACAAAGAGTGATGATGGCACAGCAACAGCTACAATTAGCACAAGCGGCGCCTGAAATTCACGATGTCAGAGAGGCATATAGACGAATGTATCACGCCCTAGGTGTAGATAATGTGGATAAAATACTGCCTCCAGAGCCAGAATTAGAGCCATTAGACCCTATTACAGAGAATATGAACGCTATGACAGGTCGACCGTTGAAGGCGTTTGAGTGGGAAAATCACGAAGCTCACATAGAATCACACTCTCAAATGCTACAAAACCCTGCTTATCAGCAAGTTCAGGGCATGCAATCGGTACTAACAGCCCATATTCAGGAGCATTTAGCCCTTAAATACAAGGTTGAAGCAGAGCAAATACTTGGTCAGCCTATCCCTAATGCTAAGGATATGGACCCTGCAACAGCTTCTCAGATAGCACAGCAAGCTGCACAAGCTACTGCACAGATTACTGGAAAAGACCAGCAATTAGCACAAGCTATGCAACAGCCACCTATTGACCCTGCAACTCAGGCTAAGATGGAAATGGAAAATGCTAAGCTACAGCAGAAAGATAAAGCAGATGAAGAAAGAGGTGCTATTGAACTCACTAAGCTCAAGTCTCAAGAGAAGATGTCGCGCGAGAAGATGGACTTAGAGTACCAGAAGCATCAAGAAACAATTGCAGCGGACAGAGAGAATTCTCTATTGGACGCTGACGTTGCAGAGGGGCAGATGTATACCCAGCTGTTAAACGAGCAGAAACGCTCAACTACACAGAAGGAGGTAGCAGGTGCCAGGAAAAAAGAAGGGTCCACCACCAAGTAAGGGGCCAGTAAGTAACGGACATCCGTACAGGATTAAATAAAATGCAGAAAAAGGAGAAAGTATGCACGATGCAGCAACATTTGCGGAGCATTTGCTCAAGCAATTGCGGGACGACAAGACAGCTATAGAGAAATCTCTAGCTGCGGGTAGTGTGGCAGATTGGTCGATATATCAAAACCTAACTGGTACATATAAAGGGTTAGCTATAATGGAAAACAGTATTATTCAACTATTGAGTAATATGCAAAAAGCTGACTCATAAATGTAAGACACGTTCAAGCTGCGTTACAGCTTGCTACAAGGAGAGAGAATGTTAGATAAGAATGAAGTAGACCCTCGGGAATTATCCCCAGAGGACTTAAAAGGTATACCTGTACCTACTGGTTACAGGTTGTTGATAATTCCATACTCACCACCGAAGACGACAAAGAGCGGCATTATTGTTACTGACAAGATGCAGCAAGCTGAGACCGTTGCTTCCACGGTAGGGTATGTAGTAAAGATTGGACCTGACTGTTATAAAGACAAAAGCAGGTATCCAGAAGGGCCGTGGTGTGCAGAAGGGGATTTTATCCTGTTCGGACGCTACGCAGGTGCTCGTATCCAGAGAAACGGAATGGAGATGAGGATTTTAAATGACGATGAAGTTCTGGCAAACATAGATGAGCCTAAGGACTATCTCGCGTACTAGGAGAAATAACATGGCAGATATAGAAAATGCAGAAACTGTTGAATATGAAATAGAAGGTGAAAACGATATTCAGGAGTCAGAAGATAAAAAGGAGGACGGTGTACCGACTCTGGAGTTAGTAGAAGAAGAGACGGAACAAGAGCTTGAGGAGTACTCTGACGGGGTACAGAAAAGAATTAAGAAACTCACTTATAAGTACAGAGAGGCTGAAAGAAAGGAAAAAGCAGCTTTAGATTATGCTAAAGGCGTGCATAAAGAACTTAAAAGTATCAAAACCCGACTAAATCAGTCGGATAAGACACTTATGGGTGAGTACGAAGGTAGATTAGATGGCCAGCTTGAGAAAGCACGTTCTGACTATAAGACCGCATTTGATACAGGAGACTCTGAAAAAGCTACTGAGGCTAACGAAAGATTAGCTAAATTAGCAACTGAAAGAGACACTGTAGGGCGGGCTAGAAGACGTAAAGAAGCTGAATGGGCTAAGTCCGCAGAAGATATATCTGCAGACAACGGCTTTGACCAACAAGTACAGGAACAGTTCCAGGAACAAGCTCCTGCAGATGGCAGAGCAGTAGAATGGGCGGGCAAAAACCCGTGGTTTGGACAAGACGAGGCTATGACAGCATCTGCGTTTGCATTCCACAATCAGCTGGTATCGGAAGAGGGGGTTGACCCAACTACTGATGAGTACTATAATGCAGTTAATGAACGAATGCGCGAGGCGTTTCCGCACAAGTTCAAAGCAAACAACCGCACGACTCAGACGGTTGCAGGCAGCTCTCGCAAAGCAGCCCATAAATCTGGACGCAAAGTAAGGTTAACCGCAAGTGAAGTAGATATTGCTAAGCGCTTAGGTGTACCTCTAGAAGAATATGCAAAGTATAAGGGGGCTGATTAAATGGCAACTAATAATGTGACGGAAAATAAAAACGAGCGTACGTCACGCGCTGCAAGTAACCGCGATACTAAAGTTCGCGCTAAGTCATGGACACCACCAGAACTGTTAGAGGCTCCCGTAGCTCCGCAGGGTTGGAAATACCGATGGATTAGAGCAGAAATGCTCGGTCAGGAGGACAAGGTTAATATGAGTAAACGACTTCGTGAGGGGTACGAACTTGTAAGAGCTGAAGAACATCCTGAATTTCAGGCGCCTACTATCAATGATGGGACATCGCTTAATGGTTGTATCGGAACAGGTGGACTAATTCTTGCGAAATTCCCGATGGAATTCGTAGAACAGCGTAATAATTACTACAGAGACCGCGCTGACGAACAGATGGACTCAGTAGATAACGATTTGATGAAAGAAAGTAACCCGTCGATGCCACTTAGTCAACCTGACAGAAAGAGTACGACAACTTTTGGAAGTCAAACTAAATAAAATACTTTTGTTTAATTTTTTAGAGAGG